TGGACTTTTGATGTATGCTGACTTCGATGGTTGTACAGCACGCACGGGCAGCACGTCGACGACGTCCATTCTGGACTCGTGTTTGATGACGATGTCTGCCTCGATGTCCGCGTATTTGCGCTCAATCTGAGGCCGGAGTTTGCTGATTTGCTTTTTGAGATAATCGCATGTGACGATCGTCCCGTAGCCAATTTTGCTGTCTCCGCTTTCGCTGCCTGCCATATGGATTCCGAACAGCCTTTTCTTTGGCTCATTTGTGTTCAGATACAGCAGACTGCCACAGTCCCCTTCGCGTGTGCGCGCTTTGTAGAAGACTGTGTGGCGGTGCGTGTGTTCACCGACCGTAATCGGCTTGTCCACACACCTTGAATCCACTTCGTGGATCATGAGGCTCGTTGGAGCTCTGGGGGCGACGATGCTCACGTTGAAGTCGCGATTGCGACCGTACGAGAGCTCATCAACGAAGAAATCCACGATGTTCCGTGCGTTCTGCATGAAGTCCCCGAATTCCACAAGTGCCAAATCCCGATCATAGTCGATAACAGTCCTTTCCTCGTCAAAGAAATTACTGTAAGGGACGGCAACCTGTTTCGTAGGGTCTCCGTGTCGCACGAGAATCATCTGGTCCTCGTCTGAGATCTTGCCCGCCTCGCGCATTCGCTTCATTTGCGTTATGTAATGCGCGTTAAGCATTCCGATCCTCCCGGTGAGCATTGTGACCTTACCCTTCGAGTCGTCTTCGCCGGTGTCCTGGTTGGCAGTGTACATATGGTACACGTTCCTTTTAAGGAAACTTGCCACGAACGTGGGACCGAAAAGCGATGGTGATCGCTCGTCGGAAAACAGTTCGGCGTGGTACTCGACAATGTCAGGTAAGTCACTCCTCCTCAGTCTGTGCCGGCCCATGTCAAGATGGGTGTGGGAGCTCGCGTCGACTTTTTGTTGTAGGGCTTTTGCTTGTTTAGCCAACTTTTTATTGTCGCGCTTCGGCTCTTTGACTCCGGTTGCTGCTTCCGCGAGGAAAGCGTCCAAGAAGGACCTTGCGTTTGGATGGACCGTTCGTTCGTGCGGTTGCATGTACCGAAAGTCTTTACTCATTCGGTCGAAATTCACGATCATCTTGTTCGCAGCAGGCAGACCCGTGAGGCCTTGCTCTTCTCTCTTGGCTTCGCCAAACAACCAATGAAGGAAGACGACGATTGCACCGAGCGCTCCGAAAAGCAGCCCAAGCAGTATTGCCATACTGCGGAACTGGCCCG